GAGCCTCGGGCGACGGAGCGCGCCGTCCCGAAGGGCGGAGATGTGAATCCCCCGTCGGACCGAGGGGGCAGACGAGTCGGGGCGAGCGCAGCGAGCGACGACGAGCGGGCCCCGAGCTCCGACGGGGTCCCGAGCCGGACCGAGGGAGCGCAGCGACCGAGGTCGGCGCAGGGTCGGCAACGGCAACGGATATCTATATAAATAAACATCACCCACACACGAGCGCCCCCTACTTCGTAGGGGGCGCGAGTGTGTGGGCGCGCGCGAGTACCGCGGATGGCCTGCGAAATGCAATGGGTAGCTATGGCGAGGCTCGCCACAGATTGGAGGGTGCGACACGCCGACCGGCAGTCGAGAAATTGCCACTTATCCCAGCCCTCGTGCAAAGTGGTACGGGTGTACCAGAAAATCTGGGTGCGACACGCCCGAGTGCGTGGGCCTGACTGTAAAGCGTCATACACTTCGTTCAGAACTGAACGTATTCCAGCTATTTCCATTTCCCGGGAACTTCTAAGGAATTGCCACTTTCCGTTGAGAACTGATCGGCCCTTCGGACTCGGAATCGTCACCTTTCACCGTCGTTCCAGTCGGAACTCAAGTTCTGGTACGGGCGTACCAGAATTGACCCTTACTTCCCGGTGGGTAGACTTTTGGAAGGGGTGACGGCCGCCATAGCACGCTGTGCGAGACAATCCGTCTCAAGTAGCGAGATAGACTGGCGGGACGACTTTTGCGCGGAATGCTGCCGAAAAGCGCCACCTTCTGGCTATGGTTTTCTTTCGAACGTATGTTCGTGGGTAGTTCACTATTGAACTAGAATGCTTGTTCTAGTACCCGTGTACCGGAATCTAGTGACCGGGGACACGTATCTAACCGTGTCAATTGATACCCCCTGGGGGTATATACGGGTACCCCGTAGGGGTATATAGGTGACCGAGGTCACTGCCTCGGGCACGACGAAGCCCCTCCCACTTCGGGAGGGGCTCGGTCGCTGAGCGGTCGCAGGGCTAGTCGGTCGTCGGTGAGGCCGCCTCGTGGGAGGCTTGCCGACGCAGCTGTAGCTGCCTACATCGGGCCGCCTCGGCCTGTTCACGGGCCTGCCTCGGCCCGGGTTTCTTCGGTGTGCCGTCTTTCTTGGGTGGGGTGGGGAAGCTCGGGTCGAGGCGCCGGGCTCGCTTGATCCACGAGGAGATGGTGGCCTGTGAGCGGCCGTAGGTCTTGGCGATCTCGGACTGAAGCATCCCGGACTCGACCATCCTGGCCAGCTCGGAGATGGGCGGCCCCTTGTAGAGGTTCCCACCGCAGGCGGCAGGAACCTCGCGCCCGAGGACCCGCGCCGCCACCTCGGTTAGCATGCGGTGCGGCGTGGAGTCGGGGAATCGGACTCCGGGGTCGGGGCGGGCGACCATGGTCGTGATCTGGTAGCGGCCTCCGGCGTCGGGCTCATCGGTGATCTGGACCAGGTACTCGATCTCGACGAAGGGGTCGCGGATGTGAGCGGCGGGGGCGCCGTCGAGCTCGGCCAGGCGGGCTGGGAAGTCAATGGGTTGCTTTCTCATTGGTGTTTCCTATCTGAGTGAGCGGGTTTATTAATGTATTGGAATGAGGTCAGCCGACCGACGGCAGCGGGTCGTCCTCGTCGTGCAGGTCGTGTACGCCCCACCGGGTGCCTGCCGAGGGGCCTGCCACGATCGGAACGTCCATCTGGCAGTCCAGGGGACGCAGGAAGGTGTTGACGTCCTCCATGCGCCGTTTGCACTCGACGAGAATCCCCTGCCAGCGGTCCTCCGGGGCCTCGATGCAGATTTCGTCGTGCACAGTGGCTACGACGTGCGCGCCCTCGACGCGGGGGAGTGGGTAGCCGGGCAGGGTGCCCATGATCGAGGCGGCCGCCATCTGCATGAGGTCCGAGCCGAAGCCCTGGACGGGGGAGTTGAGGGCATTGCGCTCGGCGTGGGAGGCCTTGAAGCCGCTCTTCGAGTACAGGTCGCTGAGCCACTGCGTGCGCCCGATGGGCGAGGTGACGTAGCCGCGCTCGTAGGCCCGGCGTTTGGCGCGCTCGTGCCACTGGCGCATGCCGTCCCACATCTCGAAGAATGCGCTGTGGACGGCCTGGGCCTCGTCGAGGGTCATGGCTACGTCGTAGGCGGTGGCGGCGTAGGATTGGAAGCCGCCGGGGCTCATGCCGTAGAGGAGGCCGAAGTTGCCAGCCTTGGCGCGCTTGCGCTCCATCGAAGTGATGTCCTTTGGAGACTTGCCCGCAATCTTGGCGGCGAGCAGGCGGTGTAGGTCGTCACCGCGCTGGAACGCCTCGATCATCGGGGCCGAGCGGGAGATGAACGCCGCGACGCGCAGCTCGACCTGGCTGTAGTCGAGGTCGAGCAGTACGTGCCCGGGGCGCGGGATGAAGGCCGGTTTCAGTGACGAAGAGCAGTTTCCAGTAACCCATACGGTTCCCCCGCTACGGGCCAGGAAGGCTCCCGCTGGGACGGAGACGCAGTAGACCCGCCCCTCGTACGGCTCTTCCGTAACCCACATTCTGGAGGCGTACCGGACAGGCTTACGGTGGAAGTTGGCAGTCGGATACGTAACCCCGTCAACTTCCTTAGCGTAGAGCGTGGTCGATCTTCCGCACATGGCGGCCAGGGCCTGGGCCAACTTGACGGAGTCCTCGCGGGCCTGGCTCTGTGTGTAGGTGCATCCTCGGACAGAGTCTCCATCCCAGCTTAGAATCTCATCCAGAGCCCATGAGCAGTCCTTCCGGTTCAGGGCGAGGAACGCCTCCGGCCGGAAGTTTTTGCTGACCGGGTCAAGCCATTGGGAGAGGGCCTTCTTGCGAGCCCTAAGGACATAGCAGGGACGAGACAGGCGGGATCGGTAGTCCCCCCCAAGCTCTAATAGAGCCTCCCCCTTTCGCTTCTTGTAGACCCGCGCTTGCCAGGAGTTGCCGCAGCTCGAGCCATCCGCCTGCATGGCGATGGCCGTTCGCACGATCTGCCGCTCCGACTCTGTCAGGTCCGGGGCGCTTGGGGACGAGGTCAGTGCCCGGAAGAACTTGCGATCGACGATCTTCCCGTCAGTACCTACCCACTGAGAAGCTCGCTCCCACTTGGGGGCCCCTCCCCGAGTGAGGGTCAGGAGCCGGTGATCGGGCGTCATGAGAACGTCAATCCAGTCCGACTTCATGCGGACCATGTTGCCCGCGTAGGGCTTGTCCACGTAGCCGGTGGGCACCTCCCAAGAGCCCTCGCCGGTTTCCGAGACCTGCATGATCTCCACCCCCTCTCCGAGAGAGTCGAGCCGCACCCAGCCGGAGCGGGTGAGCACCTCGTCTGAGCCCTGTAGGCACTGCTGAAGGTTCGGGGAGGCACAACTTAATCTTCCCGTGCGGACAAATCCAACGTTGTAGGTGGCGTGGATCACGTCGTTTGGGTCCTTGAGCTCAAGCCATGAGCGCAGGAACTCCAGAGTCTTGGTCGCGTCACGGTGGCGCAGCAGCGCGTCGGCGGCGGGGCTGCCCTGGCGCTGCTGTGCGATGAGGACCGCCTTGTTCCACTGGGCGTTGCCGGAGTCGGTGCGGGCAGTGACCCGCAGGTCACCGGCCTCGATGGCCTGGGTCACGAAGCCCTGGAACCACTTCGACGTCGCGGCCGTGGTCACGCCGTCCTTCGCCGGGGCAGGGGCGGGCTCCGTGCCGTACAGGCCGAGGATGTCGCGGCACGCCTCAAGGCGCTTGGCGTCCATCTCCTCGATTTTGGCGTGCACCCAGTCGACGTCGAGGAGGAAGCCTCTCTGCTCCACCTTTGTGAGAGTCCTCACAGTAGGCATGGCGACGTAGGTGGCGACCTTGCCGAGGCGGGCCATCTGAATGTCGTCGGAGTCGAAGGGCTCATCCTCGCCGGTCAGGAACATCTGGTCACGGTGCTCCTGCTCGATCTTCCAGGTGTAATACGTGTCACGGGCGGCGTACTCGCCGAGCTGAATCAAGTCGACCTGCTCGGCGGCGCCCGGCGTGCTCAGGTCGAAGTCGTCCCACTCCTCGATGCCGAAGTCACGCGCGGCGCGAATCTTGAGGCGAGTGCGGGCCTCGGTATCGACCAGCTGGGAGGAGACGGCCGTGTCCCACTCGATCCGGTCGGACAGGTCCACCCCGGCCTGGGCGAAGACCCATCGTGCGTCGAACTTGACGTTAGCGTTGACGAATGGCAGGCCGCTGCGGTTGATCTCGCGGCCGATGATCGCCATTACCTTGCGCCATACTCCGAGCAGTGGGCTGGCCGGGTGCGAGAGGGGCACGAGGTAGGTCATCGGCTGCTCGCCGTCGAAGGTGCGCCAGTTGTAGGCGACAGCGGCGGCGCGCCCGGCCTCGGGGAGGGTGAGTGAGGCCAGGACGATGCGGGCGGGGTAGCCGCCGTTGGTGGCGCCCCCTGCCGTCGCGTATTCGTCGAGGCCGGTCGTCTCCAAGTCCATGACGATCTCGGAGGCGCTGTGGATGGCCTGCACGAGTGTCTTGAGGTCAGCCTTGTTCCATACCCAGGTGATCGGTCCGCACGGCGTGTGCGAGCCCTGGGCGGCCGCTCTGGCCTTCCGTATGGCCTGCGAGAGGTCCATGATGCTCATGATGTCTCCTGTCCGCCGCATCGTGCGGCTATCGGGTGATGCCCCTACTGTATAGCGTAGGGGTGGTGTAGACAACAGCTGACCTGAATTGCCTAGCTGTAGTCCAGTGAGATACAGAACAGCCCCGCCAACGGCGGGGCTGTTCGGGAGGTGGCGGACGTGTCGATCAGACGTCGCGGGTGATCGAGGTGAGCAACTCGCGGAGAGTGCCTACCTGGATGATGCGGGCGAGGTCCGAGGGGCGGAAGAAAATCTCCGCGTCCCACAGGTCGTAGTGGCCTCGCACGGTAGTCGAGGGCTTCAGGGAGACCACGACGTTGCAGCCATTGTCGGCAACAACGCCGGGCTCCATCCTGCCGTCGATCTCGACGGGGCCGATGTTGACGTAGCGGAAGAACGGGGTGAGGGCGTTCTTCCAGGACTGGGCGGTGGTCCGCCGCTCTGTCAGCATGTCGAACTTCTCCGGGAAGGCGAGGTGATTGGTAGCGAGGGATGTCATTGGATTCTCCTATGGTGGGGCGGGGGTGGTAGGTGATCGGATGAAAGTATTATGCGCCCGGCCGGTGCCGGTTCATGTAGAGGCTGTGGCCGCAGCACAGGCAGCGCTTGTAGAACAGCGGGGCGGCGAGCCAGAGGAGGCCGGTGCACAGGACAAGGGTCCAGTGCAGGAGGTGGAAGGAGACCAGTGCGGGCCCCTGCTCGCAGTGCTTGCAGCCGCGGCAGGCGCGGCCGCTGAGGATGAATGTCGAAGTGCTCATGGCTCGAGTGTAGAAGTGTTGGGGTGGTGTAGACAATAGATGACCTGAAGCTAAGCAGTGTCCTGTATCACGTATGTATCGAAACGGCGGTCCGGTTGTGGAAAAGGATGTGGATGAGGTTAGACTTTCCCCAGCAATTCCCAGCAATCTCACCGATAGGACACGCATGAGCCCGCTAGACGAGGCGATCATCGCCAACGATCTTCTGCCAGAGCGAGAGCGTAAGACCAACATCGACCTGGCCGAGGAGTTCGGAACGTCGGAGTCGACGGTCAGGCGCCATCGACGGGCGCTCAACCGTAAGGGCAAGGCCGAGGGGGGTCTGGACAAGGATGAGTTCTTCGACCTGCCCGTCGGCGCGATCACGAAGCGCGGGAAGACCGTCCGCCTAGCCGATGGCTCCTACGAGAAGATCGAGTACCGCCCCGGCGCAGTCGAGATGGAGGAGGCTAAGCGCCTATCCTGGGAGGACCTGGAGCCGGTCTTCGCCGAGCCGTACATTCCCCCGACGTCGGCCCTGGCCGAGGCTCGTGAGGAGACCCCCATCGTCTGTCTGGCGGATTTTCAGGTGGGGAAAACTGGGAACGGCGGCGGCACTGAGGACACCATACGGCTTGTACGCCGCGCCCTGCATGACATCGCCCACCACCTCGCCGGGCCGAGGCGCTGGAAGCGGATCATCGTGGCCGACGTCGGGGACTCGACCGAAGGCTTCTGGAACGTGGCCAGCCAGGCCCAGACCAATGACCTGAGCCTCACCGATCAGATTCGCACCGTGCAGCGCCTCTACGCCGAGGCGGTCAAGCTCTTGGCGCCGCTGTGCGACTCCCTCGTCTACGTGGCCGTCCCGTCCAATCACTGCGCCGTGCGGACCGGGCTGGGGAAGACCAGCCGCGCCAACGCTCCGGACGATGACTTCGGAATCATGGTCTCGAAGAACGTCGAGGACGTCCTGGAGGACCGACCCGGCTTCGAGCACGTCACCTTCGCCAGGCCCTCGAAGTGGGAGGAGTCGGTCACGGTCAAAGCCGCTGACGGGACCTGCCTGGGCTTCACCCACGGCCACCTGGCGGGCACTCAGTCCAAAGTGCCGGGCTGGTTCAGGGACCAGGCCTTCGGTCACCGCAGCGGCCTGAATGCGGCTCGTATCCTCGTCCATGGGCACTGGCACAACTTCGCCGTACAGCAGGCGGGGGACGCTCGGTGGGTAATCTCGTGCCCGTCGGCCGACCGGGGGAGCGACTGGTGGACGAACATCTCCGGCGACTCGACCCGCCCCGCCATCCTGACCTTCGAGGCCGTCGCCGGGGCGGCGCGCGGCTGGCGCCTGTGGTCGTAGCTCGACGTCGAGAAAGAGATCGACCCCGCCACTGCGTATGGCGGGGTCGACTGCTCTCGGTCCGAGGGGCTAGGCGTCCTTCCACTAAGCCTTGATTGCGGCCAGGTCCTCGGCCGTAGCCACGGCCCAGCCGACGATAGTCACTCCGGCAGCCTTAGCGGCTGACTTGGCGGTCTCCTGCTCGTCCTTGGACTCAACGAGCACCCATACGCCGTCCGGGAAGACGGTCTTGGCGGCCCCCCAGACGCCCGCCCCCGCCTTGGCGGCCGACAGGATGCCTTTCTGGGCGTCCTTGATCGGGTCCGTCAGGTGCCAGTCGGCAGTGGAGTCTGCAGCGTCCACCACACGCGTGATCGACGGGTACTGGGCCTTCATGATGCCGCGCAGCTTCGTCTGGCCACGGCCGTGAATCTCCTGGTACGTCTTGCCCGTGCGAGAAGCCAGCACAGTGAAGCACTTCCCGTCCGAGGACTTGTAGTACTCGGCCTCAGAGTCGGCGAGTCCGTTCCTAACGTTCGGCAGCACCTCAATACCGGCGGCCTCGAACATGTCGAGAGACTCGACCAGGCCCGCGACATCCAGGCCCAGGTTCCTGGCGCCCTGAATGGACACGTTGGAGAACTCGCGCGTTTTGCTGTCCTTATCGATGAAGGAGTCGGGGATGCCGACGGCCAGGTCAGCGGCGTCAGCGACGCCGCGAAGCGGGAGCGCCACCTGGGAGGGCTTCAGCGCCGCAACCGCGCTGAGGTCCGCGGTCGAGTAGGCGACGCGGTTCGGATTACCCCAACCGCCGGAGAGCCACGCCATGACCGGGAGGCCGCCATCACCGGGAGCGGGCGGGGGAGTAGGCGGCATTGCCGGTGCTGCCGGGATGACCGGACCCCGAGTCTTGGCCCACGATGCTAGAGAAGCGACGGCATCCGCGATGCGCTTCGCCGCGGCGGCCCCGAACGCGGCCGAACCCATCTTCGTGGGGTGCGTCTCGTCGCTCAGGAGGAGGGTGTCGCGGGTGCCGTCGCCCTTGGGAGCCCCGGCGTGGCCGGTGCCGGACAGGACGTCAGACACCTGGATGACTGGAGCGTTCGCCGAGAGGGGGGTCTCGCCTGATGCGGGGATCCAGGCCCGAGTTACCCGGTAGGCGACGCCGCTGTAGATCACCACGTCATCCGTAGCGCACACCCGGCCATCTCGCCACTGCACGGCCCGCCTGTCAGCGACGCCGAGCCAGTCCACGAAGGCGATACCGTTTCCGAGGCCGCCGCTAGCGTCCACACCGGCCTTCGTCGCCTTGACATTGATGTTGGCGGATCGGGACTGAAGGCGGGCCACCGATGACGGCTGCGGACCGAGCACCACGATCGGCACCCGCGGGAGCTTGGCGCGGACCTTGGTCACAAAGGCCTTGACCGCTTCCGTGATCGCCGAGCCGGTAGCGTCGCCGTTGTCGATCACCTTGTCCGCGTTCAGGGAGCCGATGGTCACGATCAGATTCGGGGCCGCGGCACATACCGAATTGACGCGGGAGTCGACCTCGAAACCGTCATGGCCACTGGCCGAGTAGCCGAAGCCGGAGCCGTCTACTGCACTGAACGCCGGGATGCAGCCCAGCGCGCGCGATACGACGGACGGCAGGTTGAAGCCCTGCCCCATCGTTGCCTCGGTGCTCCATGAGTCGCCGAAAAACCCGACCGTAGGAACTCCCTGACCGGCGCGGAGCGGGAGCACGGCGAGAGGAGCGCCTGCCTGCGTAGGCGACGGGGCGGGGGAGCCGCCTCCAACCTGAGCCAATTCAGACTTCGTTGCGTAGGTGGATGCCACCTCGGACTTAGTGGGGTAAGTCGCCTGTGCATCGGACTTGGTGACGTACGTACTGGACGCATCTGAGCGCGTGAGGTATCCGGACAAGTCCGGGGCCTGCCCGCCCCCGCCCAGCTGAGCCTGCGCCAGCTCGGTTTTGGTGGCATAGGTAGCGGCTGCCGTAGTCGACGGCAGGGCCGCCTCAGCCGTAGCCTTAACGGCATCAATCCGAGCGCCCAAGGCGTCGTCCCCTAAGGTGCTTTCCTCCTTAGAGGCCAGGCCGGATGCCTCGGCCCTCGTCAGGAAGCGCCGATCGGCGCCTTCGCGGCTGTACCATGTGAGATCGGCCATGGCCGTCTACCTCCAAGTGAGTGCTCCATTGCCTAGGTCTATGACCGCGGCCTTATCCATAGCCTCAAGGATATCCGGTGTGCCCAGGATGCGGGCACCCCGACCGTCTGGGCGGATCAGCCCGTCGTCAATCCTTCGCCAGGTGAGGACCCCGTCCCCTAGATCGATGACCTCGGCCGAGTTAACGGCCTCCAGGGCATCCGAGCCGTCGGCGTGGCGAACCTCGTGACCTCCCGGAGTCAGGATTCCGTCCTCCGGCGGTCGGGGTGGGGGCTGAGGTGGGGGAGGAGTATAGGTACCCGACAGCAGACCCGCGAGCGTGAAGGCCCGGCCCTCGGAGAGCGCTACTCGCCGACGGATGTGGACTCCAGAGTCTCCGGGAATATTGAGATCTATCTCATAGTTTCCCGGGGAGAGGGTTACCGACCGTCCTGTAGGGCCTACTAGATATCCGTCAGTATCGATGCGGATCGACGTCCGGCCTGCGATGACGTCGCGCGCCAGGGGCGGGGCTCCGAGGCCCGCGGTGGTGAAGGTGATCCGCCCCACTCGGCCAAGGCCGTCAGGGCCTACGACGCGGCCGGTGATCGTTGCAGTGGGGAGGGTCATTGGGGCTCCTGACGTAACGGTTTCGTCTCAGTCTTTACCTTATCAATCCGATCATGTAATGACTTGACCTCCGTGTACAGGTGGGACCTATCGGTGCGGGCGTCATTGCGGACACCCTCGATCTGCGTCTCCAGGCGTGCCATGCGGGCGTCATGCTCTCTGTCCGAGGCGCGAAGCTCGTCGACGGCGGCGGTGAGGCGGGTGAGGCCGTCGAGGACCTGGCCGAACTTCGCGTCCAGGTCATCCCTGAGGTTCTTCGAGTGGTTGTTGTGAACGCCTTCGGAGGCCGACTCGGCTGCGTTGGCGGCTCGAACCACGTGAGCGCTAATCCTCGTAATTCTCGCCTCCAGGCGTTGCTGCTGCTTGCTTATCGTGATCCTGAGCCACGTGATGAGTGCGACCAGCAGGGCAGTCCCCGCCGCGATGACATCCGGCGAGGTCAGCACTGCGACGATCGGAGACGGGTCCTGCCCTGCCAGTAACACTGTCCAGCTCCTACTGACTCAACCGCCGTGGCGGGGAGTGTAGGGGGCGTCGGCCGGGACGCCGGTCACGACGGCGCGATCGGTCTCGGCCGGGGCGGCGAACGCCTTGAGGACCGAGGCCAGGGTCGCAGTGGCCGCGATGCCCAGGGCCGCCTTCCAGTCGATGTCGACGATGGAGGCGCCGACCACGAGCGCGCCCAGGAGGGCCTGGGCGAACGTGGACACGGCTCGCTCGATCAAGCCGGACCAGAATGTGCGGGAGGTGTACATCACTTCTTCTCCTTCTCGTTGAGAACCCTACGGATAGATGCCTCGACGATCTCCGGCAGCTGGGCGGTGACTTCCAGAAGCGCGCCCTGAGCCGCTAGAGCGGCCTGCCCTCGCAGTTTGTCCTGGAATGTCTCCCACCCGATTGCGCCGGGCGTGATGGCGCGCTCAAGCTTCCCCATGGTGGCGTTGGCGGTGTCGGTTCCCGTGTCCTCGCGAGCCTCGTTGGCGTCGTAGGTGAGCCGGTCGTAGAAGTCCGGCCACAGGAACTTCGGGGCCCCGAGCGCCTGCTTGTAGGCCTCGGCGATGATTCCCTCGACGTGCTGGGTCTGGCAGCCGTCGCGCAGGACCGCGTACTCCTTGGCGCCGTCGCGCTCGGTGTAGATGAAGAGCATCTGCATCCTTCCATAGGTAAGGGCGGGGCCAGATGGCCCCGCCCTTAGTGTATCCCTATGAGTCCGATGCCCAATCAGGAGCCGGGGGCGTACATCAAGCGCCCCGTATCAGCCCACGATCGGTTCAGGGCCTCCTGGAGGACCGCGCAGGTGGCGCGACCCCACTGCCCGTCGATGAAGTCCTGGGCCGACCAGTCCGGAGCGAATCTGCGCCAGACGTCGGACTCGGGAAGACCGGGCACCCAGTTCCACGCCCAGAACTGGAACGCCGTGTAGATGTCGCTGGTCCACGCCCCATCGAGGGCGAGGGCGGGCTTCCCGATGATCCGCTGAAGGATGTCCGGGCCGACGGCGTCATTCAGGTAGCGGGCGAGGTTCGCGACGGCGAACGGCTCGCTGTAGTCCCACGCCCCGAGGACGCGGCGGAACCGGCGGGCGGTGGGCGGGTCCCAGATGCCGTTCACCTGGATCACCCCATACCCGTCCAACGCCTGATTAGCTGGGGCGGGAGCAACCAGTGCATCCCAGTTAGTGTCGTACCCATGGAACCGGTTCAGGTCCAGGCTGCCGCCGTAGTTCGGGAGGTGCCCATCCTCCGTGTACTGGTGTATCAACGGCTGCCCCCAGTAGGGGACCTGCGGAATCTGCGGGTCACCCCAGCCGTCGTAGCGGTCGGAGTACCACTCGCCGCCCGCGTACCACAGCGGGTATCGGGATGAGACGGCACTCCAGTCGTAGCCCCGGCATGCGGACCCATTCATGTAGATGCCCGGTGTAGCCCTGGTCAGGGACGCGACCTGGTCCAGCCAGGCGCCAGCCCAGCCAGCGCCCTGCCCGACGGCGTCGGCCTCCCAGTCGAGCCAGAACGTGGCCCTACCGATGTAGGCCGAGACAGCGTTCACGAAGAACTGGGCCTGCGCGTCGATAGAGCCGGGCCGGGCGAAGTGGTAGAAGCCGATCCGCTTCCCCGCCGACAGGGCCTCCTGGGCCTGCGTGTGCATGTACGGGTTGACGTAGTCATCATCCTCGGTGGCCTTGATGATGGCGAAATCCGAAGGGATAGCGCTCAGGTCCGCGCCGGATTGGTGCGAGGACACGTCGATCCCGAACGCGATGCTCTTCGACGGCGGGGGCGGCGGCGCCGGGGTAGGGGTCCCCTGCGGCGCGGCGTGTGAGAACTCGGGCCACTGCTGCACGAAAGTCGCGTCGTCGAACCGGTGACAGGAGGTCCACCTGCCCGACTGAGTGTGGGGGTGACTGGAGTAGGCGACCGTGCGGGTCTCCTGCCCAGTGGTGTCCCCGGCGTAGCCGTCGATGGAGCCGTCCTCCGCAATCCACGCCTCGGAGATGAGGTCATTGGCGGCGTCTGTGACGACCACGACGTGACCGACGCCGCCCTCGTTAGCGGCCGAGAGGATGATGTCTCCGTCCCGGAATCCGCCTGCGGGGCGCAGGTCTGAGTCGTTCCACGGGACCTCGACGAATCCTCGGGCCTCCAGGCCGCCGCGCATGTTCCCGGTCCACAGGCCGTCGATCTCCGGCAGGGCTGCGTGGCCCCACGGCACCCCGTAAGCGACGTGCAGTCCGTAGCAGGCGCAACCGCACGCCAGGGACGAGCAGTCCGCGTTCTGCGGGGTGGTCACGTAGCCGAGCTCGTCAGCGTTCGTGAACCACGACCGGCGCTCCGGCTGGCTGTATCCGATGTCCGCGACGTCGGCGAGATACCTCGCCTGCGCGGCGATGACGCTTCCTACACTCATTTCTTCTCCTTACCGGCCAGCGCGGCCTCCAGCTGGGCGACGCGCTGCTCGGCAATGGCCGCCCGTACCGTGAGTGATGCGATCTCCTGGGACAGGGCGCTGATGACGCCTCCAGCGTCCACGGCGGTATCGTTGTCCACTACTTCTCCTCCTCCTTGGCTGGTGATTGATAGGCGGGGCCGATGGCCCCCGTACCGTCCGATAGTACCGAAGCCACGTCGTCATCCGGCCCCGCCGGGGGGAGGGTCCAGACGGAGTCGCGGGCGTTGTCCACCAACGTCACGACGTCGGTCTTCTCGTCCCACTTGTCGATCTTCCTGGCGCCCTTGACTAGCACCCCTACGACCTCTCCAGGTTTGCCGAGGATGTCGACGGTCCAGGGAGCTGCATCGGACCCATAGCCGGTCCGATTGAGAGTGGCGGTAGCGGTAGCGGTGGACGTCGTGAACGCCAGCCACGGGGCTTTCTCGGAGGCGATCTTCGGCACGTAGTCAGGCAGCGCCCACGTCGCGCGTCCGGAATCGTCCAGCGTGATCTGCTCCCAGTACTCAATGCCGTCGTAGGGGGATTCGGTGCAGGCATGCTGGAGCATCATGCGGCGCTTCTGCCACTCGCCGGGCACTCGCATGATGAAGTTCTTCGGCCCGATGGTGCGGAATCCTTTAGCGTCGCACACCGCCTGCGAACTACCTGAGTATGACATCACCGTGTTGGTGCCGTTGCCCCATATCGCCGTGGACTGCCATGCTTTGGTCCGCAGCTTGAAATCGGTATTCGATACCGATAGGACGATTTCCCCGCCCTGGGACATCCCAACAGTGTAGTCGTTGCCCCAGACTCCGGCGTAGCCCGGCGCATTAAAGGAATAGCCGGTTTTGGATACGCTGAATCCCCATGTGGGGACTCCCTGCTGGCCCACAATCGATCCGCCGCCGTAGCCTGTTAGGGACGACTGGGACAGGCGCAGGCTGGGAGGGGAACCCGCTCCGGAGGTAGGGGCCTGGAGATACAGGATTCCTCCATGGTTGGTCGGGTCGTCTTTGAAGGAGACGAGGGCGGGGAGCCGGTACGGATTGGAATACCGGTTCATGAGGATGCCGACACCCCACTTGTCTCCGAATTGGCCGACGTCGGAGGATGTCTTCTGATCCACGACGTCGGAGAACCGGCACCAAGACCAGGTATCGCTAATGCCGATGTTCCCGTCCAGCTCGATGCTGCCTGAGCGAGCATCGATATTTAGGACCGGCCTCCCTCCGGTGGGACGGTATACCTGCATCCCGTCGGAGGTGATCTTCAAGCCGCGATCACGCTCCTTACTGGTCTGGAGGGTAGCCCCGGTGATTACCTGCCCATCTACTGCTCCAACTTGCAGGTTGTCGGCGGAGATCGCGTTGGCGGCTATCATCCCGGCCTTGATCGTCTCGAACTCCCCCACCTGAGCCGTAACGATGCGGGTCCAGATATGGCGAGCGGTGAGGTCCACGAAGGAGGCGTTGCCGGTGACGGTCAGCTGGTCGGTCGTCAGCTCGAGGAATCGACCGACGTCGGAGGCGATCTTCCGCGCAGCGATCTCATTGATCGCGGCCGAGCCCGCCGTCAGCTTTCCGACGTCGAGGTTGCTGATCTGCTGGTTGTCGACCCGCATGCCCTCCCAGCGCGAGCCGGTCCAGCGCCACTCCGCAACGATATCCAAGGTGATCGCGTCCTGCACGCGGCAGGTATCACCCACCGTCTCGCCGTCGAAGGGAGGCTTAGAGCCTGCCACCCCCTTGATGTAGTAGACCTGGCCGAAGGTGGTGCGCATCCGCCTGACGGCGGCCTCGATGGCCGAGGTAGCGAGCTTCGAGGCGGCAAGGGCGTAGTTATCCCCGGCCTCCTCCCACTTCCAGCCCTTGGGGCTGTAGACAACGGTCGACCCAGGAGCAGTGCGCGAGTGCGACGGCGAGGATTGCCCGGGAGAGGCGAAGCCCGGGCTGGTTACATACTGGCCGCCAGGGGCCTTCGGATCGGCGGCGGCCGGATTCTGAGGGCCCGGCATCAGGACGCCTTAATGATAAAAGGAAACGCCATGTATGGGGGTCGGTTTTCGTGCGGCTCGTCTCCGCCCTCCACCTTCGCGATCAGGCCGGACAGCGACCCCTGCTCAGTGGTGGAGAGCACCTGCCAGCCCTGGCCGCCCGCGACGTTCGAGGCGTACATACCTACGCCATTCTGCAGAGCCGTGCCGCTCAGGCCGCCGATACTGTGGGCGTGCCCCGGCATTTGCGATCTGAGCAGCTTGACCTGATTGGCGCCTCCAGTTGAGCCCGTGGAGTAGGACGATCCGGCGCCGACGGGGAATCTGTCACGGATATCCGGCACCCGGAAGTTGCTGCCAGTAGTTGATCCATAGGTAGTCCCGATGACTGTGAACAGCTTTGAATAGGAAGTTCTATCTAGAAGCTGACCGTTGCAGGTCACCCAGCCCCTAGGGGCACTCCCCCCGGCGTACATCGTGATGGTCCCGATCGGGATAAGGGCCTGGGCCGCCTCCATGATGGAGTTCTGCATGGCCTGGAGGCGGGTAGTGACCGAGGTGTCGAGGGTGCCGACGCGGCTCTCCACATTCGTCACGCCCTGCGTGGCGGCGCTGATCCCGGCCTCCATGCGGGTCAAGTCGGCGGCCATGATGCGGGTCTCCCCCGCGCCGAAGCCGTCTTTCCACTGCTTAGTGGGGACGTAGGGTTGCATCACTGATCTCCTTCAGCTCTCAGAACGAATACCCGGCCGTCGGGGGACACCCAGATAGAGGCGCCCACCTTGCCCGAGTCGGGCGGAATCGGCCCCGCGTCCACCAAGGACGTGGCCGTCTGTGTCATGGCCTCCGTGAGGTGCTTCATCTCCTTGAGAGTCCCCTCGCGGGCGGCCTGCTGCAGGGCGTCGGAGTTCTTCAGCTTCTCCTCGACCTTTTTCGCGATGGCGTCGGCATCGATGCTCTGTTCCAGAGTGATGCGGGCGCCGGTTGACCAGGCCGAGCGGTTCCCGGCCCGGTCGTAGGAGCGGAGCTTGACCTCCCACTCCTTGATCTCCAGCCCGGCCAGGTTGGTGCGCTGGACCGGGTAGGGCATGTCGGTGAACTTGTTCGCCGGAGCTCCCGGGGCGTGCACCGACACCTCGATCCCGGCGAAATCGTCCGGCATTCCAGCATTCCCGACGCCCTTGCCGTCCCAGTAGATGCCGAGGACCCCTAGCGTCTGGGTCAGCTGAGGAGTCGACGGAACGGGCGGCGGGGTGACGTCACTGGCCATGACGGCCTCGACCTCGGCCGACCAGGCCCCGGTCGTCTCGGATGTGACGGCCCGGACCGAGAAGGCGTACTTGGCCCCGCACTCCAGGCCGCCAGCCTCGAAGGAGGCGTTCTTGGACGAGTGCAGGGGCCCGATCAGGTTGGGCACCTTGCGGTAGGCGATCTCGTAGCCGGTCACGTCCACGGCCACCCCGAGAGCGTCCGTCGTGACCGGGGTCCAGGTGAGGGAGGCCACGGCCATAGGCCAGCCGTTGGAGGCGATGACCGCCTGAGAGGCGATGGTGAGGCCCTGCGGGGGCAGCGGGGCGTACTTGCTCTTGGGAGTCTCCGGGCGAGGATTCTTGCCGTCGGAGTTGACCGCCCCGAGGATGCCCTTCTGCTTCTTGGCCATGCGGGCCAGCACGTCGTCGAGAACGGTACCGAAGGTGGTGTGGCCCTGGCAGCGCCCATTCTCCGTGACCGAGATGGAGATTTGAGTGACGCGCATGCGCTCCAGCCCGTAACGCCGATCGACTTGCACCCAGTCGCCGTTGCGGTAGTCCTCGAAGGGGAGCCACTGAACGTCGTCGGCCTCCCACTCGCGCTTGACCTCCTGGGCCGCGCTGGCACCGGTCTTCAGCGTGAGGTCGGCCACCGCTCGGGCGGTGGCCTCCAGCTCGACGCCTCCCGCCTCCACGACTTTCTCGGTACGGGGCAGGTCTGCCGGGGCCTCCGGGTTGCGGAAGGTCCACAGGCGGCCGCCCTCGCCCTTGACCAGGACGTGAGTGCACAGCTTGGACCAGTCCAGCTTCTCCGGGGCCGACGTAGTGCCAGCGTTGAGGCGCCACACGACGTCGCGGTTCTCACGCTTGAGCGCCGCGTCGGCGTTGTAGACCTGGAGAGTGCGGCCGCGCCACTGGTAATCGATCATGCCCATATTCATAAGGGCTTCCAATATGGACTTCAGCGAGATGGTCGGGTCGAAGGAGACCGTGGTTCTGGTGGCCCATGCCTGCCCGGCCGAGTCGAGCTCGGTCGAGAAGTCCAGGCTCAGCCCCCTGCCCCAGCCGCGCTTGACGGCGGCGTCCCAGATGGTGCGCAGAATCGCTCCCGCGTTGCGGGAGTTGAACTTGTACTTACCGTCCTTGTCCGCGGCCGCGGCCGGTACCGCCCACACGAGGGCGCCGTCGAGTCGCTGACCGATGTGGATGAAATCGGCCGTGCGGTGCTCGGTCCCCTCCTCGACCAGATTCCACGAGGAGGACAGGTTCATGAACCGGGCGTTCGGCGGCTCTACCCACGTCTCGCCGTCGTAGGTGAGCTCGACGGCGACCTCGATCGCCTGGTCGAGGAGAATGCCGCGCACGCCCTGCTCGCCGTTCGGGTAGGACAGCGTGAGCGAGGGGGTCTCCTGGCGAGGGCACGTGAACGTCCCGGCCAGCCTGTCCGGCAGCACGCCCAGGCGCGCTCCGGCCTCCTCGTAGGCGACATAGCGCATCCCCATGCCGCGGGGGAAGTCTGCGCGGCGAGGCATCAGTAGGACCTCCTCGCCCGGACGTAGCCGGTGCAACCCTTCGCCGTCACCGACAGCCGACCCGAGGCATCGGGATCAAGGCGGAAGCCATCGAGGCCCATTGAAATCTCACCGTCGGCGGCGCGCGCGGAATCGAGCACGGTCCAGTCGGCCGACGGGTTCTTCCAGGCCCGGTAGTTAGCCACGTCGACCAGCAGGCGTTCAGCCCCGGTAAGCGATCCGTTGAAAGTTAACGTGGTGCCGGATATGTTGTCCTTGAGCGAGCAGGACGAGCCCGTCGGCGAGAGCATGAGCCAGGGGTCCGGAATCGGCATGTTGCCGCCAGCCAGCGGTCCTAGGTCGTTGAGGTTGGCCACCGTCGGCTGCGGGTCGCGCCATAGGCCGGAGGTCACCTCGAAGGTCGCCGTGAATGTGGCGATCTGGGCCTCCGGATCGATCTTCGGCTCGATGGAGGACGACAGCCGCACGTCGGCCACCTTCAGGATGTTGCCCTGCGGCTTGTAGCCGAGCTGCTGCATGCGGCCGAAGGCCGTCAGGCGCCCGAGGAGAGCCCGAAGGTTGAACTCCAGCTGGTTCAGGCCGCCCTTGCAGCGGTTGCCGTTTAGACCGTCCTCCCAGGAGAAGACGGCGAACTTCAGCACGACGGTGGCGGGCTTGAGCACCCGAGCCGGGATGGGCAGGGAGCCGAAGCGGCCGGGGATGTCGACGGAGATGCGCCAGGGCTCGCCGCGAGTCGACAGAGTCGTCTCCTCGGCCAGGACCCAGCGCATCTTCTCGTCGTCCAGGTCTACGCCGTCGAGTGAGTAGATGGCCATGGGTGGAGGACCTCTCAGATGATGGCGGCCAGGCGGATTCCCTCGGCGACCTCGTCGCGCGTCTCGGAGTCCGACTTGGCTTGCGGATAGTTGTTGGTGATGTTGATTGTAGCGCCCGATTGGTTCGACTTATCAAAGCGGGCGCGCTGGCCGGGTGCGGAGGAGATTGTTCCACTGCGCGCGCTCACCCCGCTCAAGGGCTTGACGTCGGCCGAGAGGCCGATGTTGGCGGGCTTGGAGATGTCGTCCGTCAGGCCGGTCAAGGAGTTTCGCACAGCCCCGTACTGGGACTCCAGGCCCTTGATGAATCCTTTCATGATGAGCTCACCGGCGGGTGTGAGCAGCACTCGGTCGACGGGCTCCGGCCCCTTCCACGAGGTGAGTTTGCTGGTGAGGTTGCTCAGGGTGTTCTTCACCGAGCCGAACATCCGCTTGATGCCGTCGATGAGGCCCTGGATGATCTTCTGACCGGCGCTGAGCAGCCAGGAGCCCGCGCTGGAGAAGATGTTCTTGATCGTGTTGGGGAGGCCCTGAACTAAGCTCACGACCCCGTTCACGCCGCTGCTGACGGCGCTCTTGAGGCCGTTCCAGGCCGCCGAGGTGAGGGACTTGATCGCGTTCCACCCTGCCGAGATGGCGGACCCCAGGAGGTTCCAGGCGGCCTTCGCGACTCCGAGGAGGACGCTGCCGAGATTCTGTAGCCCGCTCTTGAGGAAGTCCCACACCCCGGAGGCGATCTGCTTGATACCCTCCCAGGCCAGCGACCAATCGCCCTTGATGATGCCGAGCACCAAGTTGATGACGCCCTGGATGACCTTCATCACGTTCGTGATGATCCCGGCGATGAACTGGAAGATCGGGACCACGATAGGCATGAGCGCCTGAACGACTGTGCCGATCAACTGGAAGGCGGGGATCAGCAGCGCCGTGATCGCCTCGGCGATCGGGGGGATGAGCGGCATGAGGGCCGCCAGCAGCTCGTTGATGATGGGCGCCAGCGCGGCGAAGAGCGCCGACAGGATCGGACCGAGCTGCTGGATGACCGGCATCAGCATCTCAGCGAGCTGGGAGATGATCGGGGTCAGCAGCGTGGCGAGCTGCGTCATCACCGGCGCGAGCTGGGTGATGAGCTGCGCGATGAGGGGCGCGACGGCGGCGAGGAGCTGCCCGCCTACGGTGGCCAGGGCTCCGAACGCCTGCCCGAGGGCGGGCATGGCCGGGGCGAGGGCCTGAACGGCTACGAGGACGTTCTGGAAGAACGACTCCAGCCCGCCCTGGAAGGCCGGGTCCTGAAGGGCCGTGGACAGCCCCTTCAGCCCGGTCTCGATGATCTGGCCGACCAGGGGAAGGATGACCGACAGGGTCGGGGCCAGGGAGACGAAGGCGTCGCCCAGGGCGCCGACTCCCTGGAAGGCGTGCTGGGAGGCCTCCGCCATGGAGGAGAAGATGGAGGTCAGAGTCCCCTGCCAGATCGGCCCGTTGACCGCCTTGTTGGCGCGGTCGAGGGCGTCGGCGATGGAGTCCAGCGGGGCTGAGCCCGAGGCCATGGCACTGAACAGGCCTCCGAGGATGCCCCCGAGGTCAACCACGATGCTCTTGAGCGTGCCAAAGGTCTTGGCGGCGTTCTGGATGGCCTGATCCATCTCGCCGGACTCGGCCTTCGCCTGAGCCCAGTTCTGGAACGAATAGGCGACGTCGTTGGCCCAGGTGGCGATGGACGGCAGATACTTGGCGCCCACCTCTCCGAGAGTGAGCAGACCGTCGGTGAAGGCCCCGGCCCCGTCTCCCCCGATGTTGAGGGCGTCGCGCAGGTAGCCGAGCGATGCCTCGAAGCCCGGCAGGTGCTCGGTGGCCGCGTCCACGACGGCTGCGCTGAGAGAGCCCATCTCGGCCGACACCTCGGAGATGACCGGCGAGAGGGTGCCTAGGGCGCTGGTGGCGAAGTACCTGACGGACTCAGCCGCCTCGCCCCAGAACGACGTCGAGATTTCAGTCTTCAGGTTATCGAAGGCGGGACCCAGGTCCTCCAGGACGCGTCCGGCGTCCTTCATGGCCACCACGAAGATGCCCACCCCGGCGCCAGCGGCCCCGAGAATGCCGGGGAGAGCCAGCAGGGCCGGAAGGCTGTGGGCCAGGCCGATGCCGAGGGCGGAGATGGTTCCAAGGCCGGAGCCGATGGTCGATGTCAGCCCGAGTACAGCGGTACCAGCCGTGGCCATCTTCAAGGAGAAGGTGTCCAGGTTGGTGAAGATGTCGTTCAGGGAGTTCTTCAGGTTGGTGAAGATGTTCCCGCCCGCCAGAGCCTTCAGCTGCGTGGCGACCTTGGCCAGCGACGCCTGGGCCAGGCGCACGTGGATATCGATATAGCGCGGTTTCTTGGTAAGCCGGGCCAGGTCGAAGCGGGCCTTGCCGTCGTCGAGGTCGGCATTGACGGTGGCCTTTCCGTCGAGCTTGTCGAGCTCGTGCTTGAGCTTTTTCTTGGACGCCTCCGACAGGTGGGCGTGGGCCTCGATGTCCCCGCCCAGTTTCTTGAGCTGCTCCTTCAGTTTCTTTGCGGAGGCCGGGTCCAGCTCGCCCTTGGCCTTGACCTCGCCGTCGATCTTGGCGATCTCGGCCTTGATCTTGTTCTGGGCAGCCTTCTCCAAGGAGGCGTTGACCTTGAGATCGCTCTTGATGTTGGCGATCTTCTCCCTGATTTCGGCGACGTCGCTACCATCGATCTCGACCTTCGCATCGATCTCTGCGTCCAGACCCTTGAGAGCCGAGAGGGCCTTGTCCTTGGACTTCTCGTCGAGGTCGACCCGTGCCTTGACGGCGGCCTTCATCTCGTCGAGCTCGCGTCCGAGCTTGGCCACCGCGTTGTCGTCGAGCACCGGCTTCACCGGCGCCCGGGAGTCCATCTGCCGGAGCTTCTTCTTGATGTCCTCGATGTCGCGCTTGGAGATTTCGGCCCGAGCCTGGCCCCTGGTCTGACCGATGGCGCGCTCGATGCGGCGCAGGTCCTTCGGGTCGATCTTGGCGTTGACCTGGAGCACGAGGCCGTCGAGGGCGTCCTTGACGGAGTCTCGCATGTCGCGAGCCCACTTGTCGGCGGCGCGCTCGATGCGCTTGCCGATTTTCTTCAGGCTCTTCTCGATGCCGCGCTCAGCGTCGCCCTTGAAGTCGCGCGCATCGGCGCCCACCTCGATGACGACCTCACCGATCTTGTCTGCCACGGAGCCTCCTCTCGCTAACACGCCAAGCGGGCGGCATCGCGGCCCGACAACTGTCTGAGGCCATGATACCGCCCGCATAGGTGTGGGCTATAGGTGCTGTCACATCCCCAGGGATGCCTTAAGAGAGCCGAAGCCGCTGGACTCATTGCCCGCGTACCACGGGCTACGGGGGTCGGTCACTGCGACGCCCTTGGGGGGCATCCACAGCTCCCGCTTCAGCTTCTCCGAGGCGCCCTCTTCCTCCGCGTTGCGGGTGAGTATCCACCACATGACGTGGCAGAACCGGTGCAGAGGAAGGGTCTCCAGGTCGATACCGTGCCCGAGGCAGAACCCGTCGATGTAGTCCCACTCCGCCCAGGCTGAGTTCAGGAGTCGCTGGACGACGTAGTAGGGTTTCCGCCCGCCGCCTCCATCACGGCGGTGATGAGATCGGTCAGGTCCCCGATGTCGAGGTCGTCGGAGGGGTTCTTCAGCCGGTCCATGACTGAGGTACCGGTCTCCCTGCCGAAGAGGACGCGGCACCACTTGGCCAGGCCCTCGAAGAGGGCGTCGGTATCGTCACCGGCGCCCTGGAGCGAGTGTGAGAGGAAGACCGCGATGGCGGTCTTGGGAGGACGGACTCGGTACTCGGTACCGACCAGTTCGACGTCGATGGACTTCCGGGTCTTGCCGGGGATCGTGATAGTAGCCATGAGGCGATTCTAATGGAAGTCCGAGGGTTTGATTAGACGCATCGCATCGCGCACGAAGTGTGCGGGACGGATGCCCCGCACCCACTTGGCGAAGACGGTCTCGCTCGACCCCTTCGGGTTGAAGGCCATGAAGCGCCGGGTGGCGGGACCGTGCGCCCTCGTGCCGTACTCCTGGTAGGTGGCGTACGGGGTCCGGGCGCCGACGGAGAACGTCGGATTGAGTGGGTGCTTCCCGGGGACGCGCTCAATTGTGACAGAGTTCACCATGCGCCCGGTGTTGACCCGCCCGGCGGCCTTGATGTTGCGCTGAATCCGGCCCTGAGTGCGGCGGGTAGCCTTCAGGGCCGCCTGTTTAGTGATGTCCGCCACTTTGTCTGCGCGGATGGGTCCTTTGAACCGGATGCGGACGTGAGTCATGGGCAGCGGACCTTTACGGTGAAAGTCCACTCACCGGACACGCACCCACCCTCAGGCCCCTGGGCCGCCCACTCCATGTCGGAGGCGTTGGTGTGGGAGGTGAGGAACACCCCCAGGTCCGCCATGTCCTGGTGCAGGATCGCGGCGTCAGCGGTCAGGTCGTAGGGGCGAGGCCCTCGGCCGCGGTCGTCCACGACCTCGACGCAGCGCAGCGTGCCCAGCGCGAGAGTGACGTTCCAGTAGCGGATGGAGCAGTGATTGCCGTCGGCGGCCGTCGGGCCGAAGACGGGCGTGACGGCCACGATGCGCACGTACAGGTGCCCGGCGCAGCACTCGTCCCACGCCACCTCTGCGCCGGGGGCGACGTAGGCGTTGGAGACGGCGTTGGACAGGGCCGCAGCCCCGCTCTTGAGCAGGGAGAGGGCCGTGGAGTGCGCAGTCGACGGCGTGGGAGCTGCCACTTGCCCGGATAGGGACGCGTAGTCTTCGCTCTGCGGCCGATTGCGGCGAGTCAGGCGCGGCGCGGGGCTCACCAGATCACCCCGCCGGGTCGCTGGGAGTGGCTACGGCGGAATGAGTCTGGGTTGTAGACCCGGCCAACCTGGCGCGGTTTGCGAATGGAGGCGACCCAGGAGTCGACCAGCCAGATGCCGGTCCGGCCCTCCTGCATGTCGTCGAACTCATCCTGCACCTGCACCGTCACGCCCTGGCGGGTGACCGACTGGAGTCGGGCGGGCAGCGCGCAGTCACGGTCCATGCAAGCCGCCTTGGCCAGCTCGAGAGCCAGCACCCCGGCGGCGACCTGGCCGCCCTCGGGGACCGGGATACCCCGCGAGTAGCGGATTTCCCAGGTGTCTTCCTCGGTGACGTCCCGAGAAAGGTCTTGTACCGAGGGGAATACAGGCGGGACCTCGGTACCCGGAGCCGCTGTCCGGCCCGTGAGCAGGAGCGTGGAGCGGTTGACCAGCTTGTAGGCGTCCTCTGGCAGAACTTTGCCGTCGACGGTGACCTTGTGAACTCGATGCACCGGCCCGGGCAGCGTGATGGCCCGGCATCCGCCCGAGCAGGCGCACTGGCCATGAAGCCCTTGCGCCGAGCAGGTGCCGCAGACGACGTTGTGCAGGCCCCCGCCCAGGCGGACCGGGGCGAAGGACGTCAGACGGCGGGGAATCCACTGATAGGTGGAGGGCTGCGATGCGGCGAGGGGCTCAGGGCGCAGGGACACGATGTCGGTGCCGAAGCGCCTGTTGGTCCACTCCCAGAGGAGCTGAACGGCCATCGCCTCGAAGGTGTGCTGCTGGGCGGGCTTCCCGGCCTCGTCGAGGTACTCCTTCAGGTCCTCGCACGCACTGTAGGAGACCGGCCAGTCCCCGGGGCCGTAGCCCTGATCGATTGCATCCATGCCCTCTCCTACAGTGCGTGACGGTGCGGGATGGCTACGCCGCCATAGGCGGCGCCCGCTGAAGTGAGTATACCCATAGGCGTATCTGATGGATCATAGCGGCGGACGGTGGCGGCCGACCTGGGACGGCGACAGCCCCGGGCGGGTGGCCCGGGGCTGTCTGGAGGTGGGGGGGTGGCGTCAGCCTACCATCACGGAACGGTGACCGGCTGGTCGCTGTCCGGCGGGGGAGCCAGCGCCGTGTCGATCATGAGGAGGTGGTCGAGAGGGTCGAGGGCCGTAGGCAGCTCGGCGTCCTCGAAGCCGGGCCCAGGGGTCTTGGCCTTCTTGACCACCTTGTAGGGACCCTTGCCCCAGGCGTTACCGGACTTGGTGACGGCGTCGGTCATGGAGAACGACACAGCGTCCTCACCGGTCACCTCGATGTCGCCGACCGTACCGGCGGTGATGAGCGGCAGCAGCAGATAGCCGCTGGCGTCCTCAGCCCCCTCGGCGCAGGCCTGGCCGGACAGGCCGGTCCATAGCTCCAGGGCGAACTTCTTCTCGATCTTGCCGTAGGCGACCCTGAAACCGGCGGTGTCACCGGCGTGGTCGAGGTACTTCGTCGCGTTGGTGACGATGTCCAGGACCGAGGGGTTCACGCCGCAGAACTCGAGCTCGACCGTGAAGAACTTGAAGGTCGAAGACTGCTTCTCGTTGACGCACAGGGAGCCATCCGCCTTGCGGACGGTGATCTCGGTGCCATCCTCGACCTCGGCGGCCAGCTTGACCGACACGAAGCCCGAGGTGGCCACAGGCTTGTGCACCGCCTTGTTGAACTTGCCGCAGGTGTCCAGGGGAGTCACGCGGATGCGCTTCCCCAGGACCGGCGTGTAGGAGTGAGTCGTGGGCATGTCTCAGCGCCCTCCTTCGTACGTGACTTGTGTGATGGTGTAGACCACAGCCGCCGCGATGACGGCCGGGGCGAGTGACAGCTTGCGGGAGAGCATCATTCCTCCGCCGCCTTGAGGTCGAGCTGCGGGATTCCAGCGTCCACAGTCACCCGGAACGCATCCCACTTGTTGAAGCCGAGGACGTACTGCCTCTCGGCCACTCCGGTGAGCTCGTTCTGGTCCTTGTTGAAGCCGCCGTCCCCCGCCGTCGAGGTGAAGGCGCTGCCCCGGTAGATGAGGATCGGGCCGGTGGCCACGATCTGCATCTCGTCGGCGTAGCCCGCCCCGACCACGACGGGCGTGCCCAGGCGGGTGGCGACCCCGCCGCCCCGTGCCTCCTTGACCAGCTTCGCCGAGGCCATGAGGCTGGCCAGGCGGCGCGGGATGTGGAGGATCGGCTGGAAGCCGTACTGGGCCGCGTAGTGCTCCAGGACGGCGAGGCCCTGAGCTAGATCGAGCTTCCCCGCCGCCTTCGGGGCGTAGGAGCGGACCTTGGCCAGTCCGAGGCCCCTGTCCGGGGCGCCGGTCCACAGGGCCGCTTCGACGGCGTGCTCCTCCTGCGCCAGCAGGCGCGAGGCGGCCACTTCAGTAGCCTCCTCGGAGGAGTGATCCATGGGAGTCGTACGGAAGGCGGCGTAGACGGTCAGTGGGGCCTGCGACTCCAGGGCGATGCCCTTCGGCTCGGTGAGCGTCTTCGGCAGGCCGGGGACGGCGCCGGGGCGCTGCCACTGGCCGATGGCGCCCAGCTGAGCGCGCTCGACGTCCTCCCAGGTGACTCCGTTCTCCCACCTGACCGAGGAGTCCTCGATGGGGGAGACCTGGGAGAAGAGCCCGCCGGGCAGCGGCGTAGCCGCGGGGGAGCCCACCCGCTGCTTCGGTGCGATGATCGGCATCTGTCCTCCTGATTGATGGTGGCTAAGTCGGCCGTGATTCACGGGGCGGGCGAGGACTTGCCGCCGCCCGCCCCGGAGTCATCACTTGGCCGGGTCAGCCGTGCCGTTGGCCAGGAGCCTGATACCCACGCCGGTGCCGCCGTTCGGGTTGATCGGCACCGTCACGACGCGGGCGTCGTGACCGCGCTTGGCGACCAGGTAGCCCTCCTCGGTGAACAGCGCCGTGTAGTCGTTCTGGCCGAGCAGGGTCGAGTCGTAGACGGTGTCCAGGGTGATGACGTCCTGGCCGCCCTTGACGAAGGTCCCGGCCGAGTAGAGCAGGAACTTGACGGCCCCGCCCCAGACCTTGAAGGTGCCCGCCTCGCCGGTGAGCGCCTGCCAGTCGTAGACGAACTGGGGGTTGACTCCGCGAGAGCGGAACCAGGCGTCGATCCGGGAGTCGGGGACGTCGGTGAGGTCGACGCCCTCGCGGCGGGACAGGTCGGTGCGGATGGCGCCGCGGACCCAGTAGGGGAAGACCGCCTCCAGCGTGGTGGAGCGCGAGAGGCGCTGCGCGTAGCGGTAGTGCTCGGTCTGAAGCTCGATCGCGGTCAGTACCGGAGCCAGCGCACCGATCTGGCCGGTGTCCAGCGAGACGGCGGTGGACTTGGCCTCCATGGCGGCGATGACGCGCTCGCTCATCTTGTGCTCGTGGGCCACGAGGGCGCCGCGGAGGGTGCGAGCGACGAGCTCGGGGTAGCCGCGCTGCTGGAGAAGACCCGCCTGGATGTGCATACCGGCTGCGGAGAGGCGGACCTCTTCGAAGTCGGTGCAGGGCACCTGGTAGACGGGCTTGGGGCCGACCTTGTTGGTCGGGTCGGTAGCGGAGGTGGGCTGATACTTACCCGCCTTCGCCTCCTCCTCGGTGAAGTTGAAGGAGGGGGCCGCGTACAGGTCGCTGAACTTGGGTCCCCGGGTGAACTTGATGCCACCGCGGGTGACGTTGATCTCGGGAAGGGAAATCAGGCCGTCGCGGGACTCGTCCTCCAGCAGGTCGTAGACCGTCTCGGAGGGGGCGCACCAGCCACCGGCCGCGACGAGGGAGCCTCCGGGGAGGTTCTTCTCGTTGACGGCGAAGCTCATGGCGGCCTCGGCGGTCTCGGGGGAGCCGACGGTGGCGCGCTCGTCGAAGGTCTTGCGGACGATCGCCAGACCGTGGCGCTCGCTCATCGCACGACCGGCGCGGGCGGCAGCGCCGTAGGCGCCGGAGTTGAAGCCCTGGAGGCGGCGGTCGAGCGCGACGGCAAGGTCCTCGAAGGAGGCGTCGGAGTCGG